GTCCACAAAATTATACCCAGCATGGAATAAATATTCTTTCTACTACCGTTAATACTTTTGAAGTAGAATATAGTTATTATGAATGGGATAATTTTTTAAGTCAAATTGTAGATGATTCTACTATAAAAGTAAAAAGATTCGTAACTATCGATAATGTAATTTATGTCTTAGCTGGTGGTTGGGACCCAGTTAAAGAAACTTGGATACCAAATATAAATCAGGGTGTATACGCATTTAATAATGTTAATAACACTTGGACATTAGTAAAATCTTTATACTATGCAAACTATTCATATGATATTAATACTTTAAATATATCTAGAAATGAACATACTTTAATTTTAGGAGATTTCCCTGAAAATTATGACGTATTATTGACAGATGATATTACTACAGAATTCATTGATCCAGATTTTAATGGGGTTACTTTTAATCCAGAAAATACTATTGCATCAAATATTACAAGTGAAAGACCAGTAAAAAATGTTTGGAAAAATATTCCTAGAAATGAAGATATAGTTTCATTAAATATTCTATCTCCAGAAAACTGGCATTATGAAGATCAATATATATGGAATAATAATACCGAATCTAGAATTTGGATAAATGATATGAATAATATTAGTGTTATTCATCCAGAAAGAATTTTTGATGTAAGATTAACAAATACATCAGAAAAATTTACAGATGGCACGCTATCATTTTTTGCGGATAAATTTAAATTTGATTCGTTCAATGGATATACTTCTGGAGCAGTTGTATATGATGAATTAACAGAAAAATTAGTATGTTTTAATAAACTTTCTTCATTAACAAAATCATTTGCAGAATTTAATTGGCTTAAACAATATATTAATACCGGTAATGGAATAGTTATTGAAGGAATCTTAAATTATGTAAAACCTGTAATAGTGGAAACTATTCCAGAAGAATGTGATGAACCTCGTGATTGTATTCCATTATTAGAACCTTTTAGAGAAAGATTAATTCCAGAACATTATCTTTATGATGAACCTAACTTTATAGAATTTATTAGAGTATATTTAGAATATTTATCAGATTCTTCATATTCAAATTATGGAATGTTATATAATTTAATTAAAAATCATGATATTAACGATAGTAGATATATTGATTTTACATCTATATTTGAAACTGATCTAATGAAACGTAACACTATTGTTACTTCTGAGAAAAGAAATCAATTAAATAAATTCTTACACAATACTGCGGTGGATTTTTATTCAATTAAAGGAACTGAAGATTCATATAAATTCTTATTCCAATTATTATACAATGTTGATGTAAATGTTAAAATAGAAAACGATTATAATTTTGTATATTTAGTTGATGTAGAATTGGGTACTCCAATCAACAAAGTAACAGGACAAGAAGTTGCATTGGAAAAAGTGTTAGCAAATTTAAAACAAGATTTTAATGAATTTGTTTCTTCAACAGAAGGATATGAAACAACAGAATCTTATTTATCAGAAAATACCCCAACCGAAAGATTCTTTGGACATATTGTATTGGCTACTCCAATAGATAGTACTACTAATAAGGCTACTTTAAGTTTAGTAGATCAATATGGAGTATTAGAAGAAGGTAAACAATACGTTATTGATTTAGGTGATATCTACGTAGTGACAAATATAATTAGACGTAGTACAGGTAATTTAATTGATATTGAATATAAAAATTTCGATCTTAATAATAATGCATTGACCTCAGATTCAAACGCATACAATTATGTAATTAGAATTGAATCACCTTTACCAATTTCTGCTTATAAAGATGATGTCATTCGATTTGTACATCCAGTAGGATTTGATTTTATCGGATCATATTTAATTGCATCTGCATCAATTGCTAATGTACCTAGTCACCATATTGAAACAATTATTAATTTCTTACAAACTTTAAAGTGGGATTCGGGAATTCCTTTACAATATCCATTACAAATAGTTGATACATTAGATGGATTAGACATTAATGGCAATATAAATAATTATGATGTTACATTGCCATTAGGTGGTAGAACTTTAACTGATACCCCGTTTAGTTTAGGTGGTCAATCATTCCCAGCCTCTGGGGAAGATGAAGAAACAATATATGGTGCTGGAGGTTCTACTTACGCTTCAAACGAAGCAACTATAGATGATACAGCTCCTGAAATTCAATCACGTAGAAAAAATAATAGTCCATTGTTCGATTCTTCCTGGGGAAGAATGTACGAACGAGCAGATATAAATAATCCATTATATGGTGCATTATTTAATTCAATCTCAAGATTAAAAGATAATCTAGAAAATCCTGCTGATCCAAGCGCAACCCAACGGAAAATAGAATGACAGTAAGATATAGAACCAAGTTACCTAATGAGTATTTTACCTCTCAAGCAATTAATTTTATTAATTCTTTTGATAGTAATGTTTATTATGTAACGTTTGGGAGAGGTAGTGATACTTGGTCTAGTATAGAAAATAATACTAATTTTCAACCACCAATGCCAGTAAATAGTACTTTGTATAAATCAGATTTTTATAAACTTATTGATTATTATACAAAAATTAATAATACTAATATAAAACTGGTTACTGAAAGAGTTGATTGGCAACCAAATAATTCTTATGATTTATATTCGTTAATTATTACAAATTCAACTAACGACAATTTAGATATTACTATTCCAAATACTGGATATGGAGTATATAAATGTGTTAGTAAATCCTCTGATAATATTGAAAGTGTAAATTATCCAACATATAATAATGGTGGTATGGCGTCAATTGATACAGAAGATGGATATTCATGGGAATATATGTATTCTATTCCATTAGAAATGATTGAAAATTATACTACTAAAGAATATATCCCAGTTCCAGCTCCCAGTGATTTAGTAACCGATACTAATATTTTATATTGGGGATTAGATTTAGTAAATTATACAAGATTTGATATTAATAGTTTATCATATAAATTAAATGTATCAAAAATAATGATTCATGCGTTGTTAAGTGATAGTGATCCAGTTTCAGTTTATAGACAAATTGGAATTGTTTCTAATCCTTGGGAATATGCATTAATGGTAGATCAAAATTTTCCAGATGGAATAGATTCATCTCAATCAGGATGGAAAATACAAACTAAATTAGCAGATAATGCCTCATATCTATCATCAGAAATTTTACAAGAAACTGGTCAATTGATTTATATGGAAAATCGTCCACCAATTGAACATAGTCCTGGTGAAATACAAAAAATACAAATAGTAATAGGATTTTAATAATGACTCTAAGTTTAATTGATTCTGGTATCCCAAATAATCCTGCCACAGGCGATACTTTATATAAAGGTGCAAATAAAATAAATTCTGTTTTAACTGATTTTTATGATAGATTTACTAATCAAGACATAGATATTTTATTATCAGATAAAAAAATCCATGTTGATGGGTATTATAAAAAATTAGCTGCTACTGCAGTTATTGATTCTGGTGCAAAATATGATGTTGATACAAGTACTGGAGCAATCGAATTACTTACTCCTGCTGCTGTAATTGGTGAATCTTTTGTAATAAGAACTTTAAATGATAGTTGGGTTACAAATTCATTAACTGTATCATCTTCAACAGCAACAATCAATGGATTATCTAGTGTTGAATTTAATTTATCAAACGTTGAATTAAAATTCACCTGTACTAATACAAATGAATGGAATGTAACTTCAATTAGTTTTGGAGAAATTTCTTTAAATACTGTATATACATTTGGAGCTATTGCTCAATTTGCAAATGAAGTAATTTCAATTCCAGCAAGTATGTTTGATACCATGTTATTGCAAGTTGTTGCTGTTGATGAAGTAACTGTTGCTGTTGCATCTTCTAATGTAATTATAACTCATAACATGAACTATACTGGAGTTGATGTATTTATTGAAGAAGATCCAATTTTAATTACAGATAACATTCCTCGTTATTCTATTACAGCTGCTGCAAATGGTAGTAACGTAGATATTACAATTGAATCTTTAATAAATATTGATAAATTAAAAGTAAAAATTCTTTCTTCACTAAAATTGTAATGGATAATCTAGCATGACATTATATACTAAACAAACAATTGCCATCGGTGCTGCAGTAGATGATTTTACTGGAGACTACCTTCGTTTAGGTGGTCAAAAAATTAATGATAACATGGATGATATTTATTCATCACTTGGGGATGAAACTAGTTTACATCCAGCGGGTGCATGGAGAGTCTGGACATTTAATGATGGTGCTACTCTTAATGCGGACATAGGACAACAATATATAGTTGATACGACGGATGGAATTGTTTCGGTTGTTTTACCAGCAGTAACTCCTAGTGATTATGGAAAAGTAATTAAAATTGCTGATGTATATGGAACATTATCAACAAATAAAATCACCATTTCTCCAACCGGAAGTACTATTAATAATGGTGGAGCAGTTGATTTTATTACTAATTACTCTAAAATTGAATTAACTTATACGTCTAATGATGATTGGAAATATATTGATGGAATGACATTAAATTCTTTACCATCTTCTAATGTCGCCGCAACTGTAAAATATGGATCGTTTATTATTGCTGGTACAAATGATTTATCTGGAACATTTACTATTCCTGGTGGATATAATATTTCTGCTATGGAAGTATATTTAAATGGGGTTCTACAATATTATGATTCTGGTACACCAGGTGATGGTGGTTATGGATCAGGAGTACCATCAGCATTAGTTGTATTAGATGGAAATGTTATTGCATTAAAATCTGGAATTTATAAAGCAGATGATATTTTTACATATAAAACTTATTTGGCTGCTATTGGTGCAGCATCTGAAGGATTTAATAGATATACTGTTGAAGTATCAAATGCAACTGATGATCCCGGTCAATTAGCAATTCCTACAAATACTGATTTAACTTTATCTTTACCACAATTTGGTGCAGCTGCAGTAGATAGGATCAATGTAAATGCTGCACAAGTATTTATTGATGGTAATTTATTAACTCCAGCTGGAATCGGTAATTTTGTTGATCCAGATGAATATAAATTTGAAGAATCAGTTCCAACAGAAGGATATGATTTAGTTACATTTGGTACAGCACTTGTTCCAGGACAAATAGTAACTTTAATTTGGTATCAAAATGAAATTGGTAGTATTGTTCCATGGGGTCCAACAATTTCTGGAGATACAATATATGCTAGAGGAAATAATGTTTGGGTTAACTCTGAACTTTTAGTTGATAGAACTAATCTAATTTCATATAATCCTGTTGCAGCTATTAATGATGAACAACCAACAACTACAGCAGCACGCGGAACAGATCCAACTGACGAAATCCAAATTAATTTAAATACAGTTCAATTATTTTTTGATAGTATTTATCCAATAGGTTCTGTATATGAAAATGCAACAAACCCAGCTAACCCTAGGGATTATATGGGATTAGGTCATTGGAGAAAATTTGCAGTTGGAAGAATTACTATGGGAGTTCCTCCATCAAGTGCAGTTGGTTATATTGATGGAAATAATACTAATGAATTAACTTTAACTAGTAGTAATATACCTCAAGGAAATTTAAGTAAACCTGTTGCAGTATTATATAGTGAAGATCCTGGTGGCATAGGCGTAGTAAACGTTACAGGATGTTTACCAGAAAATGCTAACTCTACCACAAATGTAGGATTTATAAAATCTGAAACAATCACATATGGTACAACTGCAGTACCAATAAATATATCACCACCAGTAATTTATACATATAAGTGGGTAAGGGTAGCATAATGACAACAAAAAACGATAATATTGCTCAATTACATTCAAAGTTCCAAATATTTGATTACTCAATTGCATATGGTGGTTCATTTGCTGCAGCAACAAATGTTAATGATGCACTAAAGGCATTAGAAACTGATATAGCAAATATAGTATTACCTGGAAGTGAATTACCAGCATTATCTGCAAATAAATGGTTATTTACAAATGGAATTTCTACTTCATGGCAAAGTTTACCTGTTGCCGCAGATAATGTTGCTGGTATAGTAACTTTAGGCAGTCAAGCAGAAATTAATGCAAATACGGCTGGTATTGTACCCACTATGGATCAACTAGCTTTGTGGACAGGATTACCTGGTCCAGGATTAATTACTAAAGAATATTCAACCGAAATACAAATGAATGACGCATCTACCACTACGGTTTCTCATGGATTAGGTAGTGTACCTGTAATTTTTTCGGTGTTTTTAAAATGTACTACTGCAGATATTGGGTATGTCCCTGGTGACATCCTACCCTTTAATTTAAGTGCATATGGTGGAGAAGATAGACCTTCAAATCAAAATATATCTATTACTGCTTCTGCCACCCAACTTATAATTAGACAAGGATCGGAACCATATATTATTCATGGACCAACACTTACAACAAATTATGGCAATGCACATGTGACTGATACTTCTTGGAAATATATAATTAAAGCTTATGCTAAAGGACCAACTCCTTATGTTCCTTTAATCAATACATATACTTCTCCTCAGATTACTATTACTCCTGCTGCAGGTGCAACTTTAACTCATGGACTATCTGGAATACCTGCTAATATTCAAGCATTTTTAGTATGTCAAACGGCTGAACATGGGTACTTAGTTGGAGATGTTGTCCCCATTCCGCCAGCAATATTAATTTCGGGCGGAGGTGGAATCAATTTAGCATTAACCCCTACGACTATTAAATACAAGATAGGAACTCCAAATACATTCAACGTACTGAACTTATCCACTGGAGTAAATCAAGTTATAACAAATGCAAACTGGAAATTATTAATCAAAGCTTGGATATAAAAATGACAACAATTGTAAATTTACAACAATTAAAAAATGAAATAGTTTCTAGATTGGGTTCTCCTGTAATTACTATTGAGGTTACTCCAAACCAAGTAGAGAGATGTATTGATCGCGCAATTGCAATGTTTGTAGAAAAACATCCAGATGGTACAAATATTACTTATGGTTTACATAAAGTAACTGCAACTGAAGCTGCCACACAAATTATTAATTTTAGAGAAATGCCTATCACTTCAATTCAATCTATTTCTACTGCTCCTAGTGATTTAATGCAAGGATGGTATGAAGGAGCTATTTTTGATTCTCAATGGCATTTAGCTGCAGATATTGTAAAAAATTTAGGTATGTTTGGTGGTGTCTGGGGAACAAATGATTTTACCCATCTTGAAGCATGGCATCAATATTATGAAACTGCAAAAAGATATTTTGCACCTGATTCAGATTTTCACTATAATGAAGCTACTAGACAATTAAGAATTTATAGTTCTAAACTTTTTACCGATCAAATTTTATTAATTGAAGCAGTAACTGCAGCAGTTATTAAAATAGATAAAAGTAAAATTGCAGATACTTCTGCATTAAAAGATCTAAATAATTATTCATGTTCTATAGACCCATTAGTTAATACTACAGAACCTCTTTGTATCACCGCTGGAGGCCTGTGGCAAGTTTCACAACAAGACTTTTACAATCCAGAGTCATCAACAGAAGTAGTCTTAAACGCTCCCGTGCCGGACCCAGATCCAACTTATATTTCACAATTAGCTTTTGATAATAGATGGTTTTTAGATTATGTAACTGCTTTAGTAAAATACCAATGGGGACAAAACACTGGTAAATATGCTAGTTTAGAATTAATGGGTGGGGTTAAAATGGACGGCGCGGCAATAAAAGCTGAAGCAAAAGAAGAATTAAAAGAATTAATGGATGAATTACATACTTTAGAAGCTCCTATACAATTCTGGTTAGGTTAACATGCCAACAAGTATATTTCCAATAAATGAATTTGTTACTAATACAGAGGATCAAGATCGATTAGATTCTCAGCCAACTAATAAATATTTTAATTGGCACAACGATACATCTGAACAACAATTATATGCTTCTCAAGTTGCAGAAATGATCCAATCACATGGACAAGAGATGGTATATTTACCTAGATCTCTTCAAAATGTTGACGTAATATTTGGTGAAGATCCTACTAATAGTTTTACCAATGCATATAGATTTGCTATTGCAATAGACAATATTTTAGATTATATTGGTCCTGATAATACATTCACTAATCAAGCATATACTTGGGATGCAGAAATAGATTGCACAGTTGAAAGAAGTTTATTTGGATATCAAGTACCTATAGAAATTCCAAATTTTGGTGATTTAGTTTATTGGCCACTAGCAAAAGTATTATTTGAAATTACTTGGGTATCTCAAATTAAAGGAGAATATTTCCAATTAGGTTCTAACCCAACTATCCGTATCAAAATGGAAAAACATACTTATAGTGGAGAAACTATTGAAGTTTCTAATACTGGTATATATCAAGAAGAACATTATGTTTGTTCTATTCCTGAACATACTGATCAATTATCTTGTGAATTAGCTGGTGGTACATGGACACCTTCATTTGATGGGGATGCATTCTGTTCAGACCCTCAATATACAGATCAAGCTACTTGTGAATTAAATGGGGAAACTTGGACTCCAGCTGCTAATGCATTAATTCCAGAAATAAATCAAATTACTGGAAAAACTGATGTTACAAATAGTGATGAAAATGAATTCACTCAAACTGAGGGTGATACTTATACTAATGATGAAGAAGATAACCCATTTGGAATTAAAATATAATGATAGGATATTTTTTCTTTAATAATACTTTACGAAAGTATGTTGTTACTTTTGGTAATATATTTAATAATATTAGTGTACGTCATGGTAATAATACTACTGCTAAAGTTCCTGTACAACAATTAACTAAAGAAAAATTTGTTCAAGCATTAGATGACAATAATACTGATCCAAATGTAAAAGTTATACTTCCAATGATAACATATGATTTAGTTGATATTAAATATGATGCATCAAGAAAAACTAATACTTTACAAAATAGAAAAATATATAAAAATACTGAAACTGGTAAAATGAATTCTATTTTAAACGCAATACCATATGATTTAAAATTTAAATTATATATTTTTACTAGATATGAAACTGAAATGTTACAAATAGTTGAACAAATTTTACCATTCTTTCAACCAGCATTTAATATAATGATTAAATCATTTCCAGAAATGGGAATAACTCAAACAGATGTCCCTGTAATTCTTGATTCTACTTCTATTAATAATGAATATGTAGGAAATGATTCTGATATTAGACATTTAAGTTGGGAATTAGAGTTTACTATGCGTGCATGGATATATACTAATTTAGATAATGATGCACCGATTATTAATAGAGTATTAATTGATTTTGGTGTGATGGGTCCAGAAGATAATGTTTCTTTAGAAGGTATAGAATGGGTAACTGATCCAATTCCATCTACTGGAGAAGATGATCCACTTATTATTAAAAATACATTTACTATAGTGGATCCATAATGAGTAGTTTATTAAAAGATTTTTCCTATCATGTAGATGAGCCAACATATTTTGCCCCAATAGTTATTGATGGATTAATAACTACTCCCGGAATAAATAAAGATTGTTTTATAGGATATGATCATTATTTAGGTCTTAATCAATATTTTGAATCGTCTATAAACGATTATAATAGTATCTATCTTGAGGTATATTTAAGATCATTTCCACTAGATCAATATTTTTCTGGAGATCCTGAATTAGATTATTTTGGTGGATTATATCAACTTATATTTTCTGATGCATCCCAATGGATATTAGTGCACGGAATACTTGGGGTAATAGATGCATGGACAAACTATCAAGAATTAGAAAATGCTGCTGATTATACTTTTATAAATAATGATGTAATAAGAGTAGAAGTTTTAGATAATGGTTCAAATACTAAACTCAATTTATATAAAAATAATATTTTAATTTCTCAAAATATTGTTCCATTTAATTTTGAATCAGCCAATCCTTCATATTTTATTAGTGATAAAAAAAGTATGTTAATTAGATTTACTAAAGTTTATGATGTAGACTGTGGATTTAATTGGATAAGAATAGGAAGACGTTCTGATAAAGAAATAAATTCAACCCCGAATACGGGTTTTGGGGATGACTTCGGAATTTTTTAGAGGATAATATGACAAAAATATATGGGCCCAAACACGGCAAAATAGTTAATGCTGGATATAAAGAAGAATATACTAATGATCAACGATCATTATATCGTTTTATAGATTTTATAAGTGGTGGTGTAGTAGTACAAAGTATTACTATAGCTAATCCAACCGGACTCACTCCGAATAACGGTGATGCATATTATGTTCCTAATCTTGGAGAATTTGATTACGGAATATGGACACCAAATACAATTCAAGTTTGGAGAACTGATAGAACAACTGGAACCACTAATACTCCAATACTAAATAGTTATGAAGTATATCAAATTCCTGAAAGAACTATTATAACAGATCATTCAACTGGATATGTCTGGCAATATAGAATGGGATCATTAGCATTATTATATGGTGTTCCTGTACTAGATATAGAAACCTATGGCGATTTTAATTCTACTAATTGGGCCTCATTATCCTCAGGAACATATACTGGTGATTTTCTAATAGCTGATACAACTAATATATTTTGGGGATTTTCAGAAGCTACCAGAATAAGATTTTCTGTGGTAGTAATAAATTCTCCAGAAATTCATCAAGTAACTATAACAGCTAGACCTGATAATAATTATTCAAATTGTTTGGTATTCATGAGAGCTGCATGGAACTTTTCATGCGCAGTATCATCTAGTTGGAAATTGTTTTTATTTGATTAAGGATTAATATGATTGGACATGATAGTGATGAAGAGTTTTTAAAAAATCTTTTAGTAAAGACAATTGATGAATTAGAAACTCCTCAAGAAGACCAACTTCCTATTGAGTTAATACCAACGAAATCACATCCACTTAATCGTGGATTAGATATTAATGATGATTATATCTTTGCAAGAGAATCTCTTAGAAACTCAATTCAACTAATGGACAAAGCTTCACGAGAGGCATTAACTGCTATTATAGAATCTAGACATCCAAAATCTGTTGAAGCTTTTGCAGCTTTAATGGGTCAATTTACAACTGCTTCTGAAAAATTAATGAAATTACAAACTGATATGAATAAAGCTTCTGGAGTTAATAATACTCCAAATATTCCTGGTAATCTTGCTCTTGAAATTTTTTCTGGAAGTTCTAGTGACTTACTAGATGAAGTTGGAGATGGATTAAATCCTATAATGGTAATAGATAATGGCACTAAAAAAACTAGTTCTTAAGCAAAATGATTCAGATACGTCTGATGCATTAAGTGAAGTAGAACATTTTAATATTCTTAAGGAACAAGATGGTGCAGATGATTGGGTCTATACCAAAGCTACTCCATTACAATACGATAACCCAGCTAACTTTAAAACCTACAAAAATAAAAAAGATAGAACAACTCGATATCTTGCTGATCCAGATCTTAAAAAGGGTCATGTTCAAATTAAATATACCGATGAAATGCGAGAAGAATTTGTAAAATGTCGGGATGATATTGTTTACTTCGTAAGAAACTATTTAAGAATTGTACATATTGACCATGGATTGGTTATGTTTGATTTGTATGAGTTCCAAGAAGATATGCTGCGTGCAATGAAAGATAATAGATTTTTTGTTGCAAAATGTCCCCGTCAGGTTGGTAAATCTACAATCACCGCCGCCTTCTTATTACATTATGCATTATTTAATAAAGAAAAACCAATGGCAATTCTTGCAAATAAGAAAAGTATTGCTTGGGAAATTTTAGATCGTGTTAAAAAGGCATTTAGATATCTTCCAGATTTTTTACAACAGGGTGTAGAAGTATGGAACAAGGGTGATATTGCTTTTGATAACGGATCTAAAATTGCTGCTCATGCAACATCAGATGACTCAGTTCGTGGATTTTCTTATTCATTAGTATTTATTGATGAGGTTGCATTCATTGACAGAAACGAATGGGCAGATTTCTGGCGTTCTACCTGGCCAGTAATTTCTTCTGGTAAAAAATCTAAAATGATTTTAGTATCTACTCCAAAAGGTATGAATCACTTTTATCAAATTTGGACAAAAGCTGAAGAGAGAACTAGTGACTTCTATCCATTTAAAATTCATTGGTCACAAGTACCTGGGCGGGATGAAGCTTGGAAAGCTAAAGAAATTGCAAACTCTTCAGAAGAATCTTTTGCTCAAGAACAAGAAGCATTATTTATTGGTTCTTCAGATACGTTAATTGCTGGATGGAAAATTGCGCAACTAACTGCTAGAAAACCAATTGATATAATTGATAATATGGAAATTTATATAAAACCTGAAGCAGGTAAAAGATATATTTCATTAGTTGATGTTTCTGAAGGTCGTGGACAAGATTATTCTGTAGTACAAATTATTGAAGTTACTAAATCACCATTTCAACAAGTGGCATGTTATAGAAGTAATGAAATTTCTCCATTACTATTACCAACGATTATTATGAAATGGTCAGAATATTACAATAAGGCATTTGTTTGTATAGAATTAAACAATAATGGAATATTAGTTGCTAAAGAATTATACATGGATTTAGAATATGATAATCTTGTAGAATTTGGTGGAATGGATATTGGGCTTAAAATGAATAAAAAAGTCAAAGCAAATGGATGTTCTACTTTAAAAGACTTAATAGAAAAAGATAAACTGATTATAAATAATAAACAAACTATTAATGAAATAATGACATTTATTCAAAGTAACGTATCATGGGAGGCCGAAGCTGGTCATAAAGATGATACAGTAATGGCATTAGTAAATTTTGCCTATCTAACTACGTTAGATACTTTTGATGATTATACTGGATTTAGTAGGAAAATTACTAATGAATTGTTTGAAGACGATATAAATACTATATTGGAAGACGATATGGGATTTATTTTTTTTGATGATGGAAACGAAACAATTGATGCCCAGGAAGACGATTTAAGTTTTTATGGGGTTTATCCAAGAATAAAAAATATCTAAATATTTAGATATAAATAATTGTAATACTTATTAAAAGAGGAATTAAAAATGACCCTTCTAAGCCCAGGATTAGAAACAAAAGAAAAAGACTTAACTGCAACTATCGGAAGAGCTGCAACTGGTCGTGGAGCTACCGTAGGGAAAGCTCAATGGGGACCTGCATTTCAAATTATACAATTATCTGATGAAGCTGATCAAGTAGATCGTGTTGGTTTACCCGATGATTATACATTTGCTACATTCTTTTCAGTTGCAAACTTTTTAAAATATGCAAATGATTGTAGATTTGTTCGTATCGTAAACCCAGATATTGCAAAAAACTCAACTCCATTATATAATAATGCGGTTGTAACCATCTCAAATGATGGAACTAACTATGAAGTTGGTGACAGTGTTTCTATTCAACTTAACGATGGAATACAACAATTAGATACAATCACAATCTCTGGTACACCTACAATAGATGTTATCAATTATGAAGGTAATGCATTTACTGTTGCTGGTAGACAGATTGAAGTTTTGACTTTTAGCAATGCTTCACCAGCTAACAATCTTCCAACAGATGATATTACTGTTACTGTTAGAGGAATTGATGTAGTTAATGATGGTACTCCAGATTATACTGCAACTACTGTTGCTGATAATATTGCAACTGCTTTGGATGCTGATCCAGATTATATTGCAACTAATAATGGTTCAGTTATTACTCTAACTCATAGTGGATTTGGCCCACAAGCACAAACTCCAACTGTACAACAAAATGGCATTCATATTGCAACTTTAGTTACTACTCCAGGTATTGCCCCAGTAGGACAAGAAGAAACTTTATCAGTAAATAATGCTTGCAGCTCTTCTGGTTCAATTATTTTAACTGGAAGTAATGATTTAGCAGGAACAACTGTAGCAGTTACTTCTGGAAATTCAACAGCTGTAGTTGCAGCGGCAATTGCAGATGAAATTAATTTAGGTTCAATTGCAACCGCAACTGCGATTGGTAATAAAGTTTATATTGTTTATAGTTCAATTACTAATGCTGGACCTCAAGGTTCTGTAGTTGGTATCAACGGAAATAGCACAAGTGTTACTGGAAGCGGAGTAAAAACTCTTACTGGAGTAACTGGTATACAACAAGTTGAAACTTTAACTGTAACAGGAACTGCAATTCTTACTTGGGTAATTGGTGGAGTAACAGTTACTCATGCCCCAGATGGTG